CAGATTGGTGCTTTCTTTCATAGCCACTCACACAACGAAATTGCTGATATTGATTTTCATGCTTATGATAACTCCCAAGTTAGAGATCATTTGTTATTTTTGATTCAGTTTTTTGGTTTGTGTGGAGTGGATGAGGCGACGTGTTATCGTATGTCACATGACTATATGAAATGCGTTACACGGGGTAAGTATGGTGGCGTAATGTCCCTTACCGGTGTTCGCCTCAGCGGGGTTTCAGAAACTTTGCTGGGCAATTGTGTTTTAACATATGCTCTAGCATGGAATGTTTTTGGGTCCGATATGAAAGCTAGTCTAATCTTAGGTGATGACAGTGTTGTGTTTCTGTCGCGTCGGTTAGAAGAGAAGTCTGTGGTTGAGCGGTACCGTGTATATGGTATTGATGCTGATTTCTCTTTTAAAACCGTTCGTAACGTTGAATTTTGTTCTTCGTTATTCTGGCCTGTTGGTGGCACTTACAAGTTGGGTCATAAAGTTGGTAGACTTTTGACTAAAACGTTCTTTGAGAAAAATATGAGTATTTCATATGAAGAATCGTTAAGGAAATTTGTAGGTGTTATCAAAGGACTGGAACGACAGATTTCGCATGTCCCTATCGTCACTGGCTTACTGCGGAATCCAATGTATTTAAAATGCAGGGATAAAGTGGAAATCATCGAACCGAGTGTATGGAATGCTAGGGCGGAATTGTTGGAATTACCAGATGCGGAAACCTATTGGTATGCTTGTGAGAGATATGATTTATCTATTGATGAAATTTTTGACGCAGAGGATCAACTCGCGTCAATGTCTCTTCCTGGGGTTTTAGATTCTGATGTTTTTGCGAGAATCTGTGATGAGGATTGGGGAGAACGGAACGAATTGGAATTTCCCTACAGTCCTCCTTCCACAGAAATTGGTTATTTGTTAGTGATTGTATTGGCTTTAATTGAAGAATTATTGCGGTATTTTTATCCATGGCTTTTTACCATTGTAAGTGTTTGTGTTGAGGGGCTAGTTTGCTACAAGGAAGATGGAATGTTTTCTGTAGTCGTGCAGACGATTATACAGCTCATTTTGTTCATAGTTAGTGTGAAGAATGTCTACTTGGCAATTGGAATCCACGTATTATGGAATTGTATGAGCGGCCCTATCAATTACAAATGGGTAATAAGAAGGATAACAGCCGTACTAAGGCGAGTCCTGACAAAACTAAAGCAAAAC